TGTATTGATTTATTAGTTTAGTGTATTAGTAATGATTAGTTTAATACTTTAATGTATTAGTAATATTGGTAATGAATTAAAGTATTACTTTAATAGAAAATAATAGATTATTTTGGTATATACTTATATAAGTAATATTAGTAATTCATTAAACTAATACCATAAAGAGTATAAAACGACGAGAACATTGTATATATTGAGAACATGTCAAAATATACATTGTCTATTACGAATAAAAAACTATATGAGTTCTATAATAATAACCCACATCTCAACTTTGAAGCTGTAAACATTGTATTTCATGAGATTTTGGTAAAATTAACAGATAATATGTCTGATACTATGAGTTCTACTATTAATGGTGAAATATTATCTAATATTCAAAAGCAAGATGTTATTATTAACGAGTTAAAAGGGAATTTAAATAATATGAACGAGAACATTAACCAAATTAAACAAGAAACCACAAATATGTCCGATATAAGAGGTCAACTTATGTCATTTTCACAACATATTTCAGAATTGAAAAATGACCTCAATAATAACTTGTCAGTTAAGTTTATTGACTTTAAAAATGATTATATTTCTGGCATTAAATCTGTATTATTGGAGAACCAGAATAATGAAAATACAGATATTATTAACATCATTCAACGAAACAATGACAGTTTTATTGATAAGACCAAATTACTACTGAATGAAACTATAACAAAAGATATTGCAGAACATAATCANCATATTTCTTCGTTAATTGAGAACAATGGTAATACATTAGTGGATAAAACCAAACTATTGTTAGTTGATAATCAAGATAAATATCTGAACCAAGTCGATGTTACGCTGAATAACTTTAAATCGTCTATTTCAGATGAATTGAAAAAACTTGTAAATAACAGTGATGATAATACGGTTAAAGAATTTATCAGTTCATTTGATACAAAGTGCTCTTCAATGTTTCAAACACTTCAGCAGCCCGTTTATAGCGTATTACAAGCGAGCGAAGACCGAATTCAGACCAATATTCAAGTTGTTAGAGAAGCAACATTGAATTCACAAATTAAAAATGATTCTACAATGGAAGATTTATCATTATACCTTAAAAAATTCAATAACTCATCCCATAAAGGCTGTATTAGCGAAACCGAATTAGAATCGGTTCTTAATAAGATGTACCCTTCTGCAGAAATAATTAATTCATCGGGAATTAAGGCCTGCGGAGACTTTATGATGAAACGGGAGAACAAACCAAATATTATGTTGGAAAATAAATTGTATCACCGCAACGTAACCCCCGATGAAGTTCAAAAATTTATTCGTGATGTGGAAGAAATCAAGACACACAGTATTTTTCTTTCCCAGAATAGCGGTATTTCACGCAAAAAGAACTTTCAGGTTGATATTCATAAAGGGTTAATTATGATATATATACACAACGTCCAATATTCACCAGAAAAAATACAAATCGCAATAGATATTATTGAGAACCTTGCGGATCGTATTGAAGAAATTGACAGTGAAGAGGAACACGAAAATGTTATTAGTAAATCTTTATTGGATGAGATTAACCACGAATACCTTTCATTTAACCGACAAAAGGACGAGATTATTCTTATGTCAAAAGATTATCAAAAGAAACTTATCGGACAATTGGAGAACCTTAAAATGAATGCTTTGAATAAATATCTATCTACCAAATATTCTAGTCATGAAAAAATCGGGTTTACATGTGAATATTGTAATGTCTTTAGTGCTCCTACAAAGAAATCATTATCAGCCCACGTCAGGGCTTGTAAAAAACAACACGAGATTACAGTTGATACCCCTATATTATGTGTTGAACTTGATTCAAATTCTTCTGATAATTGAGAGCGTCTTTATTACGTCTTTCATAATATCTAATATACAAAATGAATTGGAAAAAGTTAGACTATCGTAGGCGAAACTCATACTATTGATTTTACATTTTTGATTATTTTTTACCCTTGAAAAACGCGTTTTAAATCTTCAAGGGTGTAAAAATTATATATATATTTAGTAATGTTTATACGGTAAAAATAAAATATATATATGAAAGTATTATATAACGGGGGTACAGTATGACAACTTATATTACAAATCCGACTAATTCATCTGGATGGTCTGGTTGGAATTTTTACACATCCGATACAAATATACGGCATTATGTTAGTAGCAAAAATTCTACATCATTTCAAATAAAATCTACTAACTATAATGGTCCTAAAATTACCTATCCACTATATAGTTTATTAAATGGAAACGGTGATACGAGCGACAGAATTTTGCATTCGGTGGGTCCATTATTAAAAATTTGGTTTAAAATACCTGAATCTAGGGTGTTAAATAGATTTAAACTTACTAATAATAATAATATCGTGTCATTTAATCTGAAAACGGCGTCATCTATCGATGATGCTAATGGAACTACTCTAGCTGTATCTACTACTGACAGTATACCGACACAAACGTATACGATAACCAATAATACTATTAGTAGCGAGTATTATTTTTTAGATGTAACTGAGTTTGCACCTGGTATAACATATTGTCAGCTCACAGAAATACAATTTGGGTATGATCCCATACCGCCACCTAATGTTGTTTTTCCAAGTAGTCCCAGTACAAACGGCACTGTTTCTATAGACAAACATGATGCAACTTCTTGGGAATATAGTGCAAACAGCGGGTCTACTTGGATAACTGGAAGCGGTACTTCGTTCTCCCTACCCCCTGGAACGTATGCAATTGATAACATTCATGTTCGAAGCTATTACAGCGGGGCAGTCTCGTCATTTACAGTGAAGAATGATAGTGAGATTATTATCAATTTATCGCCACCAACTGTTGATTATTCAAATTCAAGTTCTACTAAAACGGTTAGTGTAACCATAACAGGTGATGCAACTTCTTGGGAATATAGTCTGGATAGCGGTTCTACTTGGGAAAATGGAAGCGGCACTTCATTCCCCCTATCACCAGGAACCTATGAAATTAATGCTATTCAAGTTCGCAGTAAATATCAGACTTCTACTTCTGACCCCGTAAAGAATACTAACGAAATTAGTATAACTGAAGCGACATTTGATACCACAATAGCTAATAATAAAAAACCGGATTTGGTTGTATTAATCGCAAGCCAATCTTCTGTTAATACAGTAAGGGAGTTGTATAATCTATGGTATAATACAACGCAGACTACAGGAGGTACCGAGGTTTGGGCATATTATGCATACGAGCAATCAGATAATTCAATTGCATATAACACGCGAAAATTTGAATTCAATCCAGATAATGAATCATGGAGCAATCTTAATTTATCCGCATCTCTGCAAGTAAGTGTTAGTAGTAATGGATTGTCTGGCACAGACCTAGCCGATTTTGCTGTTTTATACACTGGATTAGAACCATTTCAAATAAATGTATCAACTGACTCGATCGCAAGTTTAACTACTGTATATAGTGATAGCAGCTATTCCACATACAATGTTAGCCAAATATACAATATTTGGTATGATGAAACCAACACATTTGATACATTTAATAATACTACACGAACGGTTGATATATGGACATATCTACTAACAGATTCTCCAGAAGATAGTTCCGGAAATTTGATATTTGAAACTAGAAAGGTTGGTACACAATTAATAATGACAATTCTAACTATACCTGGTCAATACCAGAAAATGAAACCAAGACAACATCATTGCATCCTGACTATTCTGGATACTCATCCTCTATCGATACCGGATATTCATTGATAGAGGATAATAATTCATATAAACTAGCGTTTTTTCATTTTAATATCTATACATTAACTCGATTTAATGTACTAGAACAAATTCGTTCCAAATACATTGACAATTATAAAAATGATAATAGCCATATAATAAAAACAATTAACGAAATATGGTACGATAAGACTACATTTGCTACTGGGACATATGATGCTTCTTTTAATGATGCATTGTTAGATGAACACAATGTCAATGTCAAAATTTATGGGGAGGGCTCATATGGTGATGCCTCCTATAATACATTTGATATAAGTTATAATAAGAATACTCGAAATTGGTTAGATGTTAACAATGATATTTCTAATAATGTTATAACCAGCGGATTAAACGATGAAATATACAATGATAATTTTCAACAAATATACTACAATGTATTTTATAATATTACACAAACAATTTCATCTATAACGAATACATACAACAATACATATCCAGATCCGGGTCTAGACACAATCACAAGACTGTGGAGTGCTGGCAACAGTAGTCGTGATCAAATATTGTTATTGTTTGTTGGGTTTATACGGCGCACTGAAAATATAGTAAAATACACAACATTGTCTTATAATAGAATAGAAAATACTTGGTTAATTACAAATGAAACAGAGGAGTATAATTCTAATCTTGCCGTATTTTTGAAATATTCCGAATTCACTCCATTTGAATTAAATGGCTTTGCCTTAGAAATAAAAGAATTATATGATACTACATACACAGGGACAAATATTATAGATATACATAACGTATGGTATGATAATAGAAGTATATCAAATAATACAGTACTATGTTTGTTGTTCTATTCCTACAAAAATAATGACGATCCAGTAGTGAAAACATATTTTGCCACCATTCCTATTAATTATAATAGGTACAATATCCAAGACGATATTGAACCCTATTTTTCAATTTATGACGGAACTATTTCTAACGCAGTGGAATACTCATATACAAACACCGACGACCATTATATAGAATTAACTGATTATAGCCAAATCCCGACATTTACTATAAACACTACTGGAAACCCAATAATGATTAGTAATAATGTGATTTATAGTCAGTTCGATGCATCGTACGTTGAAATTACATCTGATACTGTTGTAAACGATATTCACACAATATGGGCAAGTGAGTCAGATAATGTGTTATCAATTAACGATACGAGTACAGTGTATTCAGTGCCTATTATTAATATGTGGGTATATTTTTCATATGAAAACGCATCTAGTTTATTGTACGAATCGCGCGATATCAGTTATAACCTGCAATTAAATAAGTGGAGCATAACAAATGATGATAACAAATATGATGCTACAAATAGAACGAATGCAATAGATACCAATTTACTCACTAATTATAAACAAGTATATATAAGTCTCCCAATACTTCCGACATTTTCAACAGTATCCGCAAAATCAATTAGCTCATTAGACCTTCTTAAAAATACATATGCGGAATCGGAATCAATTTCGGCTGGATCTTTGGAAATTTTGAAATTATGGTATCGATTAATTGATAATCAAAACGAATTTGTAAAATGTATTGTCTATCTTTCTATTTCAACGGTTGATGCAAATGGGGGGGGTATAACCAACAATTATAAAACGTTTATAATAAACTATAATAATGATACGAGTGAATGGAGCATGCCAGATATAACCGTATCGGTAGATTCATCAAATATAGATGACAAGTTTACCACCATCATTACGAATCAGAATGAACTAGCTGCTGACTATTTTTTGTTTTACACATTGCCGTCTGGACCATATATACAAGTCTCAAAAGATAAAATTATGATGAATAATTCTCAACATCTTAACTTGCCTGTTGGTAGTATATTAATGTATCATAAATCGGTATCATATGATAGTGCATGGTTGTTTTGTGATGGAAAGGAATATGAGGTTGCAAATTATCCAGAGTTAGCATCCGTTTTAAATAAAAAATACGGGAGTACTAGCAATGCGTATTTTAATGTACCGAATTTAGTAGATCGCTTCCCGATAGGTGCAAATGGACCAGGAGACACCACAATCGAAGAAGATACTCTAGATACATCGGGAAATCGGCTAGGAGGAAGTTGGAATATAAAGTCAAAACAATTTATTCACACTCATACTTTCCCCCCTCCCACTACTAAACAGTATATTCGTAATTTTTCTCTAGCATCTTTTTTAGATAATGGATATAATTTTTGGGGATCGAATGATGAGACGACTTCTGCGAATAAACCTTCTGAAAAGTATTCAAATTATTCTATCGATACTGATCCAATTCCTTCAACAATACATAAACCGCAATATTTTGTAGTAAAATATGTTATTTTTACGGGAAAAGGAATTATTTGAGTTTAGGTATGTATAATATAGTTAACTGTGCAATATTTTGGAAGATAATCAATTTGATTATCAGTGGTATTAGGGTTAAAATCGATATCAACTGATCCAACATTAAACCGATGATTCCACTCACCATTTCCAATTTCAACAGAAGAAAGACCTGAAGTACTGGAATACATTGAATTTATAGTTACGTTATGACTATGGTTGATACTATTTATTTTATTACTACCTCCTATAATATTTCCACTAATATCTGTACCACTATCATTTCCACCTAGCGGGAATCTGTTTTGAAAATTTGGAACCGTAAATTTTGTCTGGTCTGAATACCCTAAAACCGCGGCTAGAGCAGGATAATCTGCAACCTCATATTCATTTCCATCACATAATAATGCATTTTTTGGCGGGTTTTGACTCGGCCATAAAGAAATGGTCCCTGTAAATGGCATTTTTAATTGTTGTAATAAATTATTAGACAAGTCTAGGTGGTCTTTCGTAATTTTAACCATACTTTATTATATATATATTCTATAATAAAGTATGGTTAAAATTACGAAAGACCGGATTGAATTTCATTTTGATAACAGTAATAATCAAATTACGCCTTACCCCCCTATAGGGACAATATTACTATGGGGGGGGGATATTTCCAATAATATTATCAACGATGACTATCTATTATGCAACGGACAGGTAGTTAGCATTACAGATTATCCTGAATTATATAATATCATTGGTAGTGGGTATGGAACAAATAATTCCTTTACTATGCCCGATTTAAGAAAACGTATCCCCCGCGGTTCGTCTAATTCTTCCTCTGAAAAATATGGAGGAGTCGATACATTGAATAATACACATTATCCGCACACCCATCCCTCTATTAGCTTGGATATAACAAAGTACACAGATCGAAGAGGAGCTGAAACATACGGATCGAACCGTGTTTCGGTTTCTAGCTTTACATCCGCAGATATTAGTACTTCAGAAGTAAATATTAAGGCGAATCAAACTGGGACACAGGTAAACTATTATCCCCAATATTGCATAGTTAACTATATTATACGGGCAAAATAATCTTCTCTTTTTATCTCCAAATACACTATACCTATGCAACTATTTCCATTTGACAAAATAACTTCTCATTTCAAAACCGGTAAGCTATATTTGCTCCTTGTGTTTAGTGCATTCTTTTCAATCCTCTACATGTTTCTAGATGATAAACATTTCAAAGGCGTAAATGCAGTCAGGGAAACGATCAAAAAAGAGGTTATAAAAAAGAAGGTTGAGCAAAAATTGGCCACGTCTGTCGGTCCACAAGAAACATTCTTTGATTTCGCAAATACACAACCAGACAATAATGCTCAAGTTGACAACGAATTAGATAAAGCAACAAAGACTGTGAAACAAGAGGTTAGTGAAGACGAATTATCTGTTGATAAAATTGAAACTTCTACCTTTCAGCGCATCTTTGACCGCACGTACTTCTCAATAACCACATCTACACTATTGGGCTACGGGGATATATATCCAGTATCCAATCTAAGCAAACTGATTGTTATGATCCAATCAATGCTGACGGTTTCATTAATTGTCTTATAATTACAACCCAAATCATTCCATTCTCATAATGTGATGGAATGATTAAACCTACTTTCCTGCAACTATCGCAGACCAATGATGCATTAGAAAACGTATGAACCCGATCGATACATCGGTCAGTAAATATTTCCACGCCGATTTATTTCTCATCATTGGATTGTATCAACAATTGCCTGAACCCATGGTTATTCCAATGTAATGCATATGATCTGATGTGCTAGTGCAATGCAATGGTGCACATGAATCCGAACAAGATGCTTCTTCAGTCTCGGCACATATCTTATAATCCGTATTTGGCTCATTGTACCATATTTCTTCCGATACATGTTGAAACCCCAATAGTTCCTCAGGAACATGAGGAACTATATCATAATAATGTGTTATACGAAATGAAGGTACCGCATAGAAGTTATACATTTTAACAAACATTTCATTTCCTACACGAGGAGAACCAAACGTGATAACACTATCAATAATAAGGGTGGATGGCCCATTTATCATAATATTGAACGCATACAAAGAAGCCATTGCTCCACCCAATGAATGCCCCGTTATGACTATTTTATTGGTGTGATATTTTGCAGACAAATCGAGAACACACTCCTCTATTTCACTTGAAATATAGGTATACGACTCGTAAAAACCCTTTTCTACAGCAATGTCAGGATATTCCAAGTACGGTGCAATCTTAAATATCTTCATATTGTTGATCCAATTTTGAATGTTCTCCGACCCGCGAAATGCTACAAATATAGAATTGGTTGGTTTATTGATACCAACAATTGCTTGTGAACCGCGGTTCGTTATAACTTGATCTAAAATATTATCTGATGTACATGTTGGACACCTCCATTCTAATGTATTATTCACACAATATGATGCCTGCGCTAGGTGCAATGAACCCTCAGCGAGGTCCTGATGATACACGTACGAGCTCGTTATTTGTAATAAACCAAATACAATACTAGCCAATGGAAAAAGAGAGAACATTATTGTTATCTATATTCTATATGCCGATTATTATGTAGATAGTTTATTTCATAATATTTATTTCGACCCCCCTTACCAGAATAGAGGGGAACTATATCGTCCATATAAGCCGAGCAACCCTCCGCCTATTAATCCTCCATATCCATATCCTCCATATCCATATCCATATCCTCCATATCCTCCATATCCTCCATATCCATGTCTACCGTAATGCCTGCGGCCGTGGCCGTGTCTATGTCTATGTCTTGACATTTTATAATATACACATATCTTTCATTTTTTGCAAAAATAATAATTAGACAACCGCTAAAATGCTGCCATATATCATACACTAATCAAATATTTGTAGATACACAGTCGAACTTGTATCGCCAAAAATACAGCAGTGTCATTGTATAACTATAGCTGACCCCCGTTGGTGCCCCGCCAATTATACTGATTATGGGAACTTTATAACCCACATAAATGAAATATCTATTTGGATTTGAGAGTCAGGTAGACAAAATTGGACATTTTATTTTTGTCCATTTTTGAGGAGCATCCCCGAGAATCTATCTAAAAGGTTGTAAAAAGTGGTATGAGAGCATAATGCAGCAAAAACACAAAAAACGTGTAAAATATTGTTAGCATACTTTTTAAAACTACTTATCGCCGAAAGTGCTTAAGGGGTTTTTTTGTTATCCAAATATATAGGTTTTCGGATAACAAAAAACCCATTTTGAATAAATGAAATATTCATGTACAGATTGTGGCTTTATTACGGTAAACAAAAAAGATTATTCTCGCCATTTACTCACTGCAAAACATCAAATGATAATAAATGGTAATAAAAAAACCCATTACGATCATCAGTGCGGATGCGGAAAGCAATTTAAATTTATGTCTGGATTATGCAGACATCAGAAATCGTGTACTTATGTGAGTGTAGATGTGGGAACTACGTCCGACCGTATGATAAACACCGAAACTGTGGTTGAACTGCTCAGACAAAACCAACAATTTAAATCATTTATGATTGAACAAGCTAAGCAGATGCAAGATACCCAAGATAAAAATACCGAATTGCAGCAACAATTAATCGCTGTAGTGAGAGAAGGGAAAAATATAACACACACCACTACGAATAACAACCAGAAGTTTAATTTGAATTTTTTCTTGAATACCACCTGCAAAGATGCGATTAATATGACTGAGTTTATCCAGAATATGCAAATCCGCATGTCGGAATTAGAGAACATTGGACACAATGGATATGTAGACGGTATGACAGAGCTTATTTTGAACAAGTTGAAGGACTTAGATGTTTCAAAACGACCGGTACATTGCACCGACATAAAGAGAGAGACCATGTATATCAAGGATCACAACAAGTGGGACAAGGATACGACCAATAAGAGCAAACTACGAGATGCGATATCACATGTTTCCAAAAAGAATTACGGAAAAATTATAGAATGGAGAGAACGCAATCCAGAATGCATGGAAATAGGTAGTAATAAATACGATTTTTGTTTCAATATGATGCGCAATGTTCTCGGCGACTTTGAGGATGAGCAGATAAAACTTGATAATAAGGTTATCAAGAATATTGCAAAGGAGGTGATCGTAGATCGGTAATATTTGCAAATAGGCGTGATGTAATGTTTGTAATTGAAAAATGTGCAATTTGTAAAATAGCACTGATATTACAAATCTGTATTTGTGATTACATTTTGTAATCACAAATAAAATAGGTTCGTTTTTGACTTCGGACATCAAAGTTAGTAGATACAATCAACCATTATGGTATTATATTCCCACTAATATCGACATTTATGAGATTCCCACTAATATCACTATTTACAGCAACGACAGATTTTGTTATAACAGGTTGTTTGTTATATGAATTTTGAATATTGGATGTTTTTACGGAAGATTGAGTATTATTTTTTACGATTTCTATATTTTGCTTTGGTATAATATCTACAATGTTATCATCGTCTAATACATTGATAATGACTTCAGTTGGAGCATTTATGTTAGATAGCTCTACTGTGATTGGGTCAGAATCGGTCGTTGTTGACTGATCGCCTACATGAGAAATCGGTGCAGAGGAAGACCGACTACTGTTAGTTGAAGAAGACCGACTACTGCTAGTTGAGAAAGATCGACTACTGTTAGTTGAGGAAGATCGACTACTGTTAGTTGAGGAAGATCGACTGCTTCTGTGCGAATCACATTTCTGATGTCCCTTAAACCTTCAACGAGAGCGAGAGCGAGAGCGAGAGCGAGAGCGAGAATCACGTCTGCCTCTGCGACTATTCACATAAATATTACCGACACCTTCAGCTCCATGACCAAGTCCATAATAACCACCTAGGCCACCTAGGCCACCTAGGCCACCGTGTCCATAAGGACCATGGCTACGAGTATGCTCAAGAACCTTTAAAAAGTTGTTGTCATTATTGCATGTATTGAGATTATCGCGGAGACGTTCACGATCAAGTGTATCATTCTTTTCCTTCAATTCACAACAGCAGGATGCAAGTTGTTTACTGATTTCAGTATGATTTTTAAGAGCATCATATTTTGCCTCGGCCATTTGAGTAGAAATACTAGCACCTAATTTTTGTTGCTCTAATTGACCGATTGCAAATTGTTGAGCGGATTGAGCACTTAAATCGGCCTTGCATTTCATCACTTCCAATTGGGTAGCAGCGAACTGATTGTCCATTTTGGAAGTCATAAATTGACCTAACTTTTGTTGTTCTAACATCATAGAAGAATAGTGTTCGAAACCTTGTGCAGATAAATCGCTCTTCGCCTTTTCAATACCGATAGAAGTAGTTGAAAATCCTTTACCTAATGCCTGTCTGGTTTCCCATGCACCATCAGTAACGTGCTTAGTAAGGACATTCAAATTCTGAGTATTAGAAGTAATCATTTCAGCACCACTACGATTAACATCATTCAAAATAGAATGACGGACATCAGTTAGCTTAGCATCAAGTTGTCCTTGTGCAGAAACTGTGGTAACACGATTCTCGCCTGCGTTGCGCTCAATGGAACCAAGCAATGTGGTACTTGCGGCTTGCGTGGAGTTTACTGAATTGGCACCATTACGCTCAATTGCAATGGCCAAATCACGAGCACTATCAGCAGAAGCTTGTCTGCTAGCAGCGTCGGTAACCGTGGTAGTTAGTCGATTCTCACCTGCGACTTTTTCGATAGCAGTCATGATAGTGCCACCATTGCGCTCAACGGAGCCCATTATTTGGCCACCATTGCGCTCAACTGCAGACTGTGTCATGCCTGAAGTACGTTCAATTGCTTTTGCGCTATACACATTGCCTTTTTCTATGGCGTCGCGTAAGCCGAGTGTGGTTTGATGGATATCTTTTGTTATACTTGTTTGTCCAGATGTAAGATTACGTTCGGTATCATTAATTGATGCCAAAACAGCTGCATCGTCATCCTTGGGATCGTATGCATATGGAGGTGCAAAGTTTTGTACCTGTTGAAATGGGGGGTTCATAGTATTTGTCTGAGAGGACATACAATAGATGAATATTATTTTTTATCCAGATAATTTCATTGTACCCTAAACCAAAATCACTGCATATACAGTGTCAGTATTATTGATCAGAAAATGCATTATTACTACATTACTGAATACAATTTGTGGGTTTCGATTACAAGTTGTAAGTAGAAATGCACTTGATATATGCAGCAAAAATATTTAGCAATTATGAACATTATATGTATATACAAAATTGTATGAAACGATCTACATTATTACAACGTCTCCAATATGAGAATTGGACATTGAAAAAACAGCTTGTTGGATTACAACAAGAGTATCAAGATATTCAAAGTGAATACAAAGGGTTTCGAGAAGCGATTGAAATCCGAGATATCTCGATACCAGTGAAACGTCATAATCGAGGCGCAAAGAAAAAACAAACAGATCAATCTACTGTATATTATGTTCATGAATATAATTCACCTATTCCGACTATGCACCCCCGGGACATATCATCTTGTTATAGTAGCCTAACTCAAAGTGATTAGATTATCGATTCATTAATAAGTTAAATAGACATAGAAATAATAAGTTAAATAGACATAGAAATAATAAGTTAAATAGACATAAAAATAATCTACTGGTATTATATAGTATTCCGAGATACTACCAGTATGAACTCTACATTCATAACTAATGATAAAATTATATGTAAAAATGAGACAATATGCCAATTCTATGCAGCGAATCCACACGTGGATTTTGAAATAATTAATAATATGTTTATAAGTATGTTGCAGCATTCGGTCCGCACTGATTCACCTATTATGGATATGAATCGTAGCGAAAACGTAGATAATAGATTGATCGCTCACATTGACTCACTGAAAGATTGTTATATAAAAGAATTGCGTTCTGTTTTTAATGATACGAGTAAGTGTGATATCGCAAAGATTTTTGATGAAAAATCAGATGCATTCTTTGTTCATATAAAAGAAATTATTGAAACAGTGGAACATCGTGCGCCATTCAATGAAGGCATAATCGAATCGTTTGCATCACTCACTGCCGATATGAAACAAATGATTACATTGTCAGATCATTCGTCGATCAAGGAATTCATCGGGAATTACGACATGAAAATCACTATGTTATTGCAGAACATGCAGCAACCAATATACTCGTTAATCAGTGCAAGTGAAGATCGCATAAATAACAACATTAATTCGCTCAAATCGATCAGTTCTAATCAGACTGAGGTACATGCGAAGTTTCTAGTTGATATAGGGGAAGTACTCGCTGAAACCCGTCGCGCATTATCTCCTACATTTTTCGATAACAAAATGTTGTCAAGTGTACTCACGAAAATCTACTCCAGCGCAGAGATCCTTAATCCGAACTCACTGAATGAAGATGAACTCATTTTAAAACGCTTGCGTAAAGAGAATATTCTATTCAAAAACTTTATTCTTGAAACAAACGTTCCAAGTGATGACATTAGTATTTTTATTCAAACGGTAGACGATAACAATTGCAATGGTATATTAGTTTCTCAACAAAGTGGTATATCGACCAAAAAAAATTATCAGATTGACATGCATAACAATCGTATTATTGTGTATATTCATAATGCTGAATATAATCCACATAATATACAAATTGCAGTTGACATAATTGATAATTTATCATCAAAATTGCATCAATATAAATCCAAAGGTGAAAATGACGATTTTCATATTCCGAAAGATGTATTGGACATAATTAACAATGAATACCAGTTGTTTGTTTCACAGAAAGGAGCGATTGTAGAAGTTTTTAAAGAGCAGCAAAAGAAAGTGCTTTCTCAGGTAGATGAGTTGAAATTCCCAATATTAGATAAGATTTTATCCACTAAGTATCTCGCACCTACACCTAAGCCCGGATTAAAATGCGATTTATGTAAAAGTTATTTTGCGAATAATTTAAAAGCGCTTGCTGCGCACAAAAGAGGGTGTATTAGAAAGCAGAGTACTCGAGTACATGCAGTGAATTCATGTAATATATTGAGTACAAAGTAAAAATCGGCCATTTTGAGCATGTTTACTCCTCAATCAAAATATACATAGAAGAACAATAGGATGAGTTGAGCATGTTTACTCCTCAATCAAAATATACATAGAAGAACAATAGGATGAGTTGAGCATTTTTACTCTTCAATCAAAATAAAAATAATAAAAAATAACATAATAAAAATAATAAAAAATAACATAATAAAAATAATAAAAAATAACATAATAAAAATAATAAAAAATAACATAATAAAAAAATTATGTTATTTAACACGATTAAAAACAAACAATTTATTTGTGGTATATTTGTATAGATGGATCACTATCACAAATTTGCCATCGATAACGATGGTTCTTATTATATCAGATTATTTATGAATTCAGCATACCAAGAAAGAAGTACATTTACTATATTACAAAAGGATACTATCGCTCATACGTTTACAGCAGATACCTTTTTCACCGGGTCAAATGATTCTATTTACTTAAAACAACACGTAGATATAAAACATGTTTTTGAATTATCACCGGGTGATTATGAACTTAGAATTGAGACCGACCATGAATTTACAATTTATGAAATACATATTATGACGTATGATAAATCGATTGCATCGACCATTCCAGAATTTAGACAAGAAGTAGTAGATGTACCAGAAATAGTAAGACCATATAACAAATATTTCATCATACATAATACAGAAGCTGACAAAGGTGGACTATTTTGGTGCGTATTAGCTGCCATGTATGGAATACAAATCGCAATTGACAACGATTTAATACCTATCATCGATTTTTATGGTGGATTTTATTATTCAAACTGTATTTACGATCCAGACAACTTACCGCGCTCATGGTGGAATTATTTTTTATGTGATCCTGTGCCAATAAACAGAAAAGAAAAAGAAAGGGTATTAGAATATTCGCGAAGTCATAGAAGAGTTATGCGACTACGTAATCCCTACAATAGAACGAGAAATACATTGTTCGAGATACCAGAGGATCAATGCTATTTTTATACCCGTGGCGTTTTTAATTCTATAAAGAGCCGTTTTAATAGAGTAAAAAAAGAATTATATCGACGTTATTTTAAACCATTACCGTATATAACTGAAATGTGCGAACGTGTTTTACCAAGTGATGTCAAATTAATTGGTGTTCAATATAGGGGAACTGATAAATATGCATCTGGAACATCGGATGAGGACAATAACGTACATCTAGATTACCAAGCAGTATTGGATATAATAAAAACACATACCGACGAGAACTCTCGAATATTTGCGGCGTCTGATGAACAACCATTCATCGACTTTATGAAGGAAAATGCAAATAGCATAAGCATAGATACACTACGCAGTGATGTCAATACTGGTGGTCTATTACATAATGATTTTAAACTAGTGAGGTTTGGAAAATGTGGTAATCATGATATTCAAAAAGCATACGACGACAACAAAATGTCATCTATCCACATTGGAATGAAGGAAAGTCCTTGTATATTGAAAGGACTGGGTGTAGTGATGGAAGTGTTATTGATATGTAGATGTGATACATGTTTGATTGGCAGGGGAAATGTCAGCGATAGTATAATATGCATGTGTGATGGTACATGTGTACGATTATTTACGTGATTCACAGTTTGTGGTTAGAATGCAGAATGTTGTAATAATCGTATGATGTTGGTATACTTGCAATATCATATATTAGTTATACTACTCCATATTTGCAGAGGTATAGCAATATTATTTTTCGAAATTTTTTTAATAAAATGAATATGTATATGCCGCCGTCTAATAATTCATCGCCGAGTCCGAGTCCGAGTCCAGAGAATGACGTTAGTATTAATTACATTGCTGGAACGAGCATACAAATGAGCGATATTTCACTAACGTCGCTTTATGATTTATCTAGTATCGAACAGCCAGTAGAGATTGTCGACATTAGTTCATCGACAACTATCGATGGAACTGGATATCAGATTGTCCATGAAAGCGGAGAAACCGAAGAAGGTATAGATGTTGCAAGAACCACGTTTACTACAACAGAACCCGAATTATACGATCCTCAAATTCACGAGAACCTGGAACAAATCGTAGAAACGTACAACGACATTGCCGAACCAGATAGTGAACAGAACATATTATTGAATCAAATCAAAGGATATGCAAATGAACTACAATGCAGCGATTTTCATGGAAAGGGTTCAATCGATGATTACGCAGAACTATTTGAAGCAGCATCAAACATAGCCACTGAATCTAAACANATGGAGCTTGATGTGGATATTGCTGGATTCAATGAGTTTGCCCAAGCTGCCGATGATTTGAGTAATATTTTCGATGGATTTATCCTCAAATTACAAAATGTTAGCGTAATAACGGACATAAATTTCCTAACTGCCATATCGAGCGCATTACAGAGAATTGTCAACTTATCTGAGACGTTTGGACGTTTCAAACAAACCGTGTTCTCTACATCAGCTGTACAATTGCCCAAATCTGCTCATGAAACTAAAATAGTAGTAGAAGGGGTTATGGATGAAATCAATTGCGCAATGCAGTATGTAAATCATTTCGTTTCTCCAGAAGACGATCCAAATTTAATCGATTCTCAATTATCTGCCGAGGAAAAGAATATAATAACAAAGTCTGTTGAAACTATCAATCATTGGAATACCATTAGCGAATATGGCGTTAGTATTGCAATGTCAAATGATGCAGACATTCAGTTTATTCATCAATCAAGCGAACAATTAAAGCAAACCACTGTTTCATTGCGTGGAATGTCAAATAAGTTGAATGCAAAACTTGCTGCGTATAATATTCATTCTACCTAATAAGTCTATTCAAAAAAAAATATTTAGACTAATGTATATGGACGCTCAAGTTATCCAAAATATGATAGATGCAAAGATGATTTCTACAAAGAGTACTTCCTCACAAAGTAAAAAGAAATCCGGATGTAAGAAAAATAGTCGCCGCAATTCAAAGACAATGCGTTGTAGAAAAGTGTGTGCTCCAAAACACCGACGCCATCCTAAAACAAAAAGGTGTTATAAAAATTGCAGTAAGTCTCAAAAACGAAACCCTAAAACCCACCGATGCAAAAACAAAACACAAAAGGCAAAGTAAAAATTGACAAAATATACTATAATAAGATGCATAGTATATTCTCATTAGAACCATGAAAACACGTAGTCAACTCTCAGTTGAAATCGATTTTGACGAAGCGAGTCGACAATGGAACACTAACAAACGAAAAATAGGAAACGGACAATACCAATACATATGCGGTGCTGTATTGAAAAAGAACCAAAAAAACAACCAATATTGTCAGCGTTCTCATAAATCCGGTTATAATCGATGTTTTATGCACATGAACTCTCAATGTATTCCAGACATCCCTGTATGAATTCATCGTCCGACCGAACGATCGGTTCAGTGTATCGAGATACAAGAATATGTTCCATAATTTCATTCAGCTCCTTATTGGTGGCATCTAATTTTTGCAATTCACCCGTTTTAATATTGAAAAGACGAAATGATTTTTTTTCTGCATGCCCACACATTTTCCAAAGCCAAGCATAGATAACCAATTGTAGTCTGTGTTCAAATGACAATTCGGATGTACATTTAAACTCCCAAACAGTTGTTTCAGTTATCAAATCAACTCGAGCCGTAAACCGAAACTGTTTTCCTGGCAATATTGAACTAACAAATTGGTCAATCTGGGTATGCTGATCATCCGATGATGCGATCGCAATATACTCTTCTATTCTGGGTTTCGTTGCGAGACAGTCTGGGCTTACTACATTGCGTAGTCTATCCTTACAATCAGTGGCTACCTCATCAGACAACCAAGTATACTCGTCTATTTCAATTTGTTTCAACTTAAAGTACAGAGATTCTTGTATCGCCAAATTGAGATTGGCCAAATACAAATATTCCGATACAGAGGATATTGTTTCGGGTAATTTTTCAATCATCTCCATGAGAAAAGATTGGTTTTTGTCATTAATGTTCTCCATGTTCATATCTATAATGTCATACAATACGCTATCTTTTGTTTTGTTCGAACCGAAATCAGACCATGCATTTATCAAATGATCATAATAAATGCAAGGGATTGCAATACCATTTAAATCACTAACTTCTTCATAAAATCCTGTTTTTGTCTGAATAACACTTGGTATATCAATGGGTTCATCTGCCTCTGTCTCAATTTTAAAAATACGGTCTAAAATAACACCTATTTTTTCACTGATTTCGTCTGGTATAAATTTAATGAGATCTGTCGGCGTGGTTTTGTATGGCGTACTAACTTCTTCCAATCGAATGAATCTTGATTGCTGATTTCCTCTGAATTGAATATACTCTTGTTGCTTCATCTGAATATGATCCATATGTAAAAATTCTAGCGGGCGGTCTTCTCTGCGCGTATCGCTTTCTAGTACATAGAGTCCATTTGTTGCACGGGTACATGCCACATAAAGGGTATTTGGACAAATATCGCGTGGAATCGTCCTGGCATAACATCGGAAATACGAATTATCGAAGCCAACGATAAATACGTATTTTCTCTGTCGTCCTTTCACGCAATGAAATGTAGAAAATACGACCTTTCCGTCAACAATACGCTGATCTATGTCCGTATTTTCCAACATAGGTACATGACATGGAATGTTTTTTTCTACAAGCATGTTCTCTAATTTACGGATATTACTGCGCCCACCCTTAACTGATGGACCAAGAATAAAGAAATCACTTGGTTTGGCTCCCTGCTCAAACAATTTATTTATTTCGGCACAAACAATTCGTTCAATATTGTACGATGAGTTTCGAATATAATGAACAGGATTGTCGTCGCGACATGAATTCATACGATTCTCGCCTATCATAACATTGTTCACAAAGTTGCGCATTTGATTCGTTATACGATAGGACATTTTCATGGTACATTTTTCGAAAACACTAGTTTTCAAAATAGGATGTGGTTCCCATATTTCCTTGGCCATCGTGAGAAATCGAGTATCGGATCCTTTAAACTCATATAGTCCTTGCATATAGTCTCCCAACACCAAGAGTTGGATAGGATAACCAGCATCGCGTGCGAATTTCACCATAAATTTATAATACAATGGTGTCATATCTTGGGTTTCATCCAATATCAATATATCAAAATGAGGGATATGTGAAGATGGTCGCAAATCATTATCAATAATCTTTTTTAATTCCGTGTCAACATAAGCATTTGATGCATAATAACATACTGCCAAACTGTGATAAGTATGTATACGCAGATTCTCAACGTGTGATTCTTCCACCTTTTCTCTTACTTCAAATTTGAGAGATTTATTATAGGTCATTTGCAACAATTGTTTGTCAGGAATGGCTTCTGCAATCGCCAATATAAGAGTGGTTTTCCCGGTGCCAGCGACAGCATCAACAATAACATTGCTACCACTAGCAACCGTGTCCAATATATATTGTTGCTCCTCGCTTAATTTCATTATTTTCACAATTGTGTGTCTAGTATAGATACGAAACAAATGTATATATCTGTTTCGTATAGAATAAATAAGGATTTATCTACGCAGCTTTGCTGTTGTATTTTTGATTGAACGCGTTGTCCTAGTACTTTTACGAAGACGATTGCGGAAGGTCTTACTATTTTGTATGGCACGGAGTAATCTCATCTGTGATTTCGCATTCTCAGGGGTACTGCATTTTGCAAATACCTTTTTGCTTTTTGGATTGTACACTTTATAACATTTTTTCCCCCGTACTTTGCGAGTTTTATAGGGCATCAATTAACTATACATTAGAAAACTATTTTATTTCCGGATGCATCATTTTTGTAGTGATTCCAGTATCTAAACAACATGTTTTGAATAAAATAGAGGTTGCCTTATATGGATCAATGTTGGACGCAGGTCGTCGGTCTTCAAAATATCCTCGGCCGTCAAGATGTGTTTGTGTAGGAATTCTGACTGAAGTATTNCGCGTACCAATCCCCCACGTAAAAGAGTTGAACCCGGAAGTCTCATTTTTCCCAGTGAGTCGACGATGATTGTTATCACCGTAATGTAATAAATGAGTAGTATGCATTTTTTCTAATTTCTCCATACATTCATGTATAACAGTTATGCCATTCGTGCCACGTGTATGCTTGGTACTAAAATTTATATGACACCCTCCGCCATTAATATTAGCATCAGGTTTCGGGTCGTAAATAATACATGCACTACGCGTTTCTGCGATGCGTTCCAATAAAAACCTAGCAATAATCAATTGATCAGCTGCATGAATACCCAAAGAAGGACCTATCTGAAATTCCCATTGTTTACTAGAAACTTCTGCATTAACCCCTGAAATTTGTAATCCAGCTTGAATGCATGCTGATAAATGTGCTCCAACAATTTCGCGTTCTTTATTTGCAAATGGGACAAATCCACAATAATGGAGCCCATCGCCAGATCCCCATGTACGTCTATCTAGATCCGATTGAAATTCGATAAAATATTCCTGTTCTAATCCGTACCATGGGTCTTCATCGAGTTTCCTCGAAAAAATAGCATTCGCAGCAAACCGGGTATTCGACGCTAATGGTGTTTTATCTATATGATAGGTATCACACAAAACCAAAACACAATGTGTTTCTGGAATCGATCTCAATGGATCATGATATACAGCACATGGTTGTAATATAACCTCTGTATTCTTTTCGCTATCCGCTTGCCATGTGGAAGATCCGTCGTAATTCCATACAGGAAATATATTTGGATCGAAAGGAAGAATAAAAAAATCAGGGTCATAGTTATCTTTCATGGCTAATCGTATTTCATCATGTGGGATAACCTTTGTTTTTGACCGCAAATAACCGCGCCCATCAATCCATATATATTCACAAATGATTGTACCACAAAACGACATTATATATATTACACACAAATACAGTTTAAATCATTTCTATGAACTACATATCATACATTGTTTTTAATGTTAGACAGAATGAATAATTTGACGAATTCATTTGTAAAACCCGTCCATGTTCGTCAAATAATCTAACACGAAGTCTCTGTATGTCTACAGGACCAAAATAAACACGCGGTTCCGCTACCATAACATATTCGGTCTTATCTAACGAACTTACTGATGAATTCTTAATAGAAACACGTGCTAAAATATCGGTACTAAAAATAGATTGATTAAATGCACTTACAAAATGGTTGTTCGAATTATTGTTAAAATCATCCACTGCTAAATAGACATACTTCGTAGTAGGTTCAATATTAGTTTCTGCTGTATATAGATCGGAACCAAAATAACATCCTTTTGTAAATCCTAAATTCCAACCCAACTTTGTATACAAACTGGTTCCGTCAGGAGCGCCGTCTAATCCTTTTGTAAAATCTAATTGTATTTCCTTTATACTTACAACATCATTCATGCAAGGACCCAATGACACAAGTCGACTTCCCGAGCCACAACTATTCATATCCAATGTAAAACGAATATAGGAAAAGATATCATTCGGTGCTTCCATACACCCATCAACGCTTATTGGCGATAGCATTTGATTCAAAATATCGATTAAATCATTTGCCGTATAATTTCCATCAGGAACAACAAATTGCTTCTCTGATTCATTTATCGTTTCAGGTGTAGTATTCTGATTGTAAATAACTTTGAGATGCATATAATTATTCCCATAATTCGCAGAAATTCCGTAAAAAGAAACCGGCAGCTCAATTGCTGACAACTCCATAGAAACCACCTTTGTAAACCGTGTGGGTAAATGTAATGTAAAATCTGAACTATTGGTCTTATGTAAATCATTTCGAAATCTTGTATCAATATTCAAACATTTAGTGATGACGCGCGTATTTAATTGATTCAGCGTGCCAGGAAAAAATTCACCTGGGTTGGAATAAACATATTGTGTAGGCGTCCGATGAATCAGTTCATCGGACCTGCGAATATATTCATTTTGTGGCGAATTATCAGTGGGGTCAATCTGGTGATCTTTTGGAATTGTACTTGGCGGGGCTTTTCGCTCTGGGCACCTAACATGAATTAGCCAATCCTTTGCTAATCGTAAAAACTCCATCAAATCGCGTTTGAATTTCTTATCGACATGACCACTATTTAGTAATTGTTCCCGAATTTGCGTTTCTTTTAATTCAATATCACCAGCTGTATATTTAGCATTCGATTTTATTTTAAAAAAACGCTCTATTTCCTTAATACTATAATTACGTATATCTAAATCCAGACTGTTCATAATGCTCTATAATATAAATCCATATTATTTTAATTACTTTATGCGTTTTGTTATATTTATGCAAATAATTCTTTTCGTCTGTTTTATTATAGAATTAATATAAAATGTCATCAAGTGATTATACATGTATGAGAAGAATTAGACATATGAATCATCCTTCATGTAATACGCAGCCAATTGCAGTGTCATGTGTGCCACCAACCTATTATAACCACAGTGGATATGTACAGACACCAAACTGTCATCCACATAACCACGGTGATCCACATAACCACGGTGATCCACATAACCACTGTCCTCCGCCCCGTCCTTTACCTCAACATCATCATCATCATCATCAGGGCCATGATTACCACTATCCCCCACAACCAGTTATCAATAATAATGTAAGTAGCTCATGCAATTGCACAAACTGCGCACCTGCACCGCCACCGCCACAGCAGTATCCAGTTGTGTACAACCAATATCCTGATCATAATCATTGTTCAGGTTATCATACAAACGCTGTTGTTGCTACCCCCCCGCCTGTATATAAAATGTGCGGTGGTGGAGAAATATACTCATCTACTTTTAACAGATATCTGCTGACCCCCGTACAATGTGGTTCAGTTACATTCACAATAGATACTGGTTTAGCATTTTCTCACGGGACGCGGGTTACTTGCGATTCGATAGATCTATCCGGTAATTACTTCGAAGGTATTGTGTACGATTACAATAGCATGAGCGGCGAGATAACCCTATATGAAATAAAATACATAACAGGAACATTCAACCGACCCACACGTTATGCCATTATGGCTATGGCTGCTTCCAAGGAGATTGATCTATTGCGCGAAAGAATGGAAGCCCTCTATAAGAAAGTATTTAACATTGATCTATCGCAGCCAGAATGTGGCACCGGCACTGGGACGGGGGGTGGAGATGGCGGTGGTGGCACTACAGATACTGCAACTGCTGAACAAAATACAAACGTTGTGAATCTATACAAATATTTCTTCAATACCGATATAACTACAGATGCAGACTATGCTCTTACTCAGACATATTTAACAACAAAATTAGTGTATTTGTATACATATTTCTTTGACGTTGATATAACCACAAACACCACATTTAATCCAAATGGAAATGGAACTGCACTAACAACACTAGATGCAAAGATCTCACAATTATACCTCTATTTCTTTAATAACGACTTGTCTGGAGGAAACATAACCATTGTGTAATTAGGTACACGATCGAATGAATGCGTTTATATATTTAGGGATTTACCTCAAAAATTGCGGGAAGAAAAATATATAAGATATTATTATAGATTATATATTTAATATGAGTAAAACGCCGATTACAAATTTGACAATCAGTAGTAGTGGTTTCTTAAAAATAGGAACTACTGAACTGGTTGAAGCTGATATTGCACCTTTGAAAAATGTAGAAGGATTAAAAGGAGCCACTGGACCTGCTGGTCCTGCTGGTCCTGCTGGTCAGAATGGTCAGAATGGTCAGAATGGTGTACTAGGTGCAACCGGTAGCCAAGGCGAGACTGGACCCACTGGTAAAACTGGTATTGATGGACCACGTGGATTTATTGGTATTGGTGCAACAGGAAGAGTAGGACCAATAGGCCCTACTGGTGTGGCTGGCCCCACTGGCGTAGCTGGTCCCATTGGTTCTACTGGCCCCACTGGAATAGATGGTACACCAGGAGGCCCTACTGGACCAATTGGATCAACTGGACCACTTGGTCCTTCCGGTGGCGATACTGGTCCAATTGGCCCCACTGGTATTCAAGGCCCCACTGGTATTCAAGGCCCCACTGGTAGTATTGGTTCAACGGGAATCCAGGGCGTTACTGGTGAGCGTGGTCCCGAAGGAGGACCTACTGGTCCTACTGGACCCATTGGTCCACCTGGACCTATCGATTATTTGCCAACGAATTATGCCACATATACTGATCCTGCGTACAGTGGGGTATTACCCAGGGCAGGAACGTTTTACTATGCAACTGACGAATTTAACAATGCATTCTTGTATATGTTTATTCAAAACCCATTATATGACTACGATTATGCCCAAGCGGCAAATTCGTTGGGTGATCCAGAATTAGCGAATACGGTGCCTCCAGGTACCTGGTCCGCCACTGGTTTCACCCTATCTGCAGATGATATCACTCCCAGTTTCCCATAGCCTTAATTCTATTTTTATTATCCTAATACCAAATTGTTTATTATAATAATAACCACCTAATGCATTTTTTAGACATATTTTTTGTATCTTTATAAATTATACAGAAATGTCTACACCAGTTTCTGTTTTTCCGAACGATGTTTCGATGAACAACCGTCTTTTTGTTGGGGGAGATATCTCAGCAAATGGAAATCTAGCTGTAGCAAACAAAGCGACTCTTAATCAAGTCGATTTTCTTGGTTCGACGAATTTCAAAAACTTTGTTACTTACGACAGTTTTATGATTTCAAAGGCCACAAATCAGTTTGCAGGAACTACTACATTCTCTGGACCAGTTAATATGTCTGGAACAATGATTGGTGCAAATGCAAACTTTTCTGGAGTGTCTAGTTTTGGTAGTAAGGCAACTTTTCAACAGGACGCACAAGTAAACAATAACATCAATGTATCAGGCAATACCACCCTTACAAAGAATGTCAGTATCACACAGGGTAATCTTTCTATCGTGAAAAATGCAACGATTGGAGGTAGAACCAGTTTAACTGACGTTTCTATTAATGGTGTTATGGATGTGTCAGAAAATGCCACATTTAACAGTGATGTCTCTATTGGTGGAAGTCTTATTGCGAATTATCCAGATGCATCCATTCCCATGACAGCTATATCCGGACTAAGTTCGGGTCTTAGTAGTTTTAACACCGATATAACGATGAATGAGGGACTCATTATCGAGAAGGATGTATCCATGAACGGCGATGTGAATATTGTTGGCAATTTACGAGCAACTTATCCCAATGCATCCATTCCCGCTACTGCTATAGATGGCCTCAGTGTTATAACAGAAGACCTATCTTTGAACAAAGGGTTATATGTTAGTGGATCAGCTACTTTAGCCGATGTTCTGACAGTTAGTGGATTAGCCACAATCAATGGAGGGGCCGCTATAAGTGGTGGAGTTTCTATCAGCAATTCGCTAACAATGAAAACAACCATGCAAGTGCCTTCTGTGATAACACCTGTATCCGTTAGTTCATTTAGCGATTTGTCTGGAAGCAGTCCACAATTTATTCTTGATAGCAGTGCATCTACCTATTGGGTTGGTGGCACACTAGCTGATGCATCCGGTAATTTATTGGGAGACGCAAGCAATAATTTTCCAGCATCAATGAGCCCTACTGGGTTTGTCGGCGGAATAAGCGGCGAATGGATTCAATACTCATTCACTGATGCGATAGCACTACACAGCTACGAATTAACAATTCCAACTGATGTATCGTCGAATGGAGTGGCAAAGGCATGGTATGTGTTAGGTTCTAATGACGAATCTGTATGGGATCCAATACACAAAGTGGAATATAACAATGATGTTACTATCAATACATACGACGGTACAATATTTGCGGTGAATGATGGTGCGAACAATGTTGATAATATTGTATACACCGATTATATTTCCACAAAATACCAATATTTCCGCCTCTTTGTACTCGCCACTAATGGCGGTTCGTTCGCGATTGACGAATGGAAATTAACCGGTATGGTTGATACATCACGCGATACATTGCTCATTGATAATGACAAGTCTGTATTTAATAATAAGGTCGAAGTCAAAAATGATTTTGAAGTTAGTGCCGATACTAGTCTTAAGAACAATTTATCCGTATCTGAAAACGCAACCATCGATGGAGTTTTTACAGTTCATAATAGATTAGAAAGCGTATCGAGTATTATAACCCCAACTCCAATATCAGTGTCGTCGTATACTGATTTATCTGGTAGTTCGCCTGATAATACAATAGATCTTAATCCAGCTACTTATTGGGTTGGTGGGATTCCATCAGATGCATCCGGAAATATTATTGGAGATGCAAGTAATGCGGCTGCTATCGATGATAACCAAAATGTGGGCGAGTGGATACAATATACATTTGACACGCCGTTTCATATAACCGAGTATTCAGTGAACAACAATATTGATGCATCAAATGTAGCTATTCCGACAAAGTGGATACTACAAGGAAGTAATGATAACACTACATGGCAAAATCTAACTTTTATCACTGACCTTAGCGTAAATACAAGTTATAGTATAATAGTCCCACAAGCTACGGTCTTCAGTATATATCGTTTGTTTATTCTTCAACATGCTGGCACTGCCAATGATAAGGTTGGAATTAGTGATTTATCGTTTGTTGGAAATACAGTTGCAAATGTAAAATTAGACACACTCAAGATCGAATCAGATAACACGATTCTATATAACGATGTCTCCATGAACAAAGGTCTTTCTGTGCAAGACGGTGCAGTACTTAACTCTACGCTTGACGTGAATGGGGAGGTAGTTATGAAAAAGGGACTTTCCGTTGATGAAAATACATTGATAAAAGCACGTCTCGACGTGGATGGCGATGTATCATTGAATGCAAATGTGGTTGTCAGTGGCACGTTCCGTGCTACTTATCCAGATGCGTCGATCCCTGCTAATGCTATCGACGGATTGAATACCATTAGTGATGATTTAAATCTCAGTCAGAACTTAGATGTTGGTGGTGATATTTCTGGAAATGCAAACATGAGTGTTGCTGGCGATGTTTCTTTCAATCGTAGCGTATATGTTGGTTCTGATTTGGTTGTAGATGGTAATTTACGAGCTCGTACTATGAACAATGAATACATTATCAATACCACGACAACTGATTATACATTGATCGTAGCAGAGGATTTGTCTCTCAATGGCGACTTGGTATTGGATGGCGATGCACATTTGAAGAAGAGTCTTGTCGTAAGTGGTACTACAGAACTCAGTGGAAAGGCCACTATGTTGGCTGATTTATCTGTTAACGGCAATGTTGTTGCCGACGGTGATGCACACTTGAAAAAGAATCTGGCCGTGAGTGGTACTACAGAACTCAGTGGAAAGGCTACTATGTTGGCTGATTTATCTGTTAACGGCAATGTTGTTGCCGACGGTGATGCACACTTCAAACAAGATGTACATATTTACAAAGATCTGACAATCGACGGTAATTTGAATGCTCGTTCACTCAATAACGAGTATATTATCAATACCACCACAACTGATTATACCCTCATTGTTGCAGAAGATCTATCTCTTAATGGACGCATGTTTGTCGAAGAGGATGTTTCCATGAACAGCAAATTGTATGTTGAGGGAACAACCGATCTTAAGGGAGATGTTTCTATAGTGGCTGGTCTTGCTGTCGGTGGAACAAGTGCCTTCACTGGACAGGTTGACGCCGCTGCCGGATTAGTTGTCGGTGGTGTATCTACAC